AGGCGGGTTACCCCCGCCTCGCCCAGACTAGAATGTATGTCATTTCCTAGTAATTGGACTATTTGTCTTTGTCCTTTTGGACTTAACTTTAGTCATTTACATTGGGATAGCATACGTTTTAGTAGTGTGGAAACATTTCATTAATGAGTAGCAGGCTCTTTGTTTTCTTTATGAAACCAAATCTTGTACTCAACTTTGTTATCTCTACTCACTTTTGTTTGTGACATTTTGTTATCGCTCCGCCTTTGTGGAGCTTTGCTTGTGTACAAATATCTAGTCACCTTTTGTCGTTCTTGGAAAGAACTGAAATTTCCGGTCCTGAAAAAGACTTGAAACTTTTCCTCGCCAAGTATGGCCGGTTCAGAATTATCCGTAAAATTCGCAGGGTTTATGGTTCACCCAAATGAATCAATCTTCCGCTTACGCGGAGGATAGGGCTCAGAGTATTCCCTTACCAAGACTCGCAGGGTTTAAGGTTCACCCTAATGAATCATCCCCCCATGGGGGGGGTCAGGTTACGTGTTACCCTGTTCCCAAAACACTATAGACTGAGCGGCTTTACCGCTCTGCACTTTTGTGCAAAAATCGCTTAATCGCGTGTGTTAATGCCTTTCACTTTAAATGGCAGACCGCCTTCAGTTTGATCGACTGTCGGTGTGTAATTAGATTGCTCAAAACTTTCAGAGCAAGGGAGCTGATCTCTTTGAAATCAGTCACGAGGACAGAAAGGTCCTCAATAGGCAATACCGTAGAGTAGCTAAGGACTATGCAAAACAGTCTCCTAACTATCTCTCGGTACATACTGCTTATGGAAAGCTGTCCACTGAGGATAGCAATCCCAAGCTTCCCCGTCCATCTCAAAAGTGGAAGAAGGAAGCTTCAGTGACTTTTCGCACTACAATGCAAGATGGTCATGTTCATCGAAATACTCCTTCGTTTAAAGCCGGTTTTCGCCGGAAAAAGAAGAAGATTATCGAAGACTTCGCGATAGGCCTTGAAAACGGAACCTATACGCGAAAGGACTACCCAATTCGGGAAGCCCAACTTGAAGCTTTAAAACTTCAGTTTAATAAGCTCAAGGTTCGTTCGAAGTATCCCTCTGCAAAGAAGGAACTTCAAAACGAGCACCGTGATCGCGGTTATGACGATCTAGGAGTCAAATCCCAGTATCAGAAAAACCTCGAGAGCAAATCCTCCGATTCTAAGGAGTATCTTAAGAAGCGGATGCAGCGCCGCATTTTGCGTGCGTCTGACAAAGCTGGTAATAAAGAGCTCCTAGAACTAGCGGGGGATGGTGTTAAGAGAGAATTTCTTCGGAATATTGAGTCTCGCCGTAAGAAGCGAGCTGATGAAATATCCAAGAAACGTCTCGATAAAAGCAAGAAAGATCGTAGCGAGTTTGTTATTCGTCCAGAATCGACAGCATTTGCTCCTTCTCCTTCTTCAGAAGACGGTGGACCCACTTCAAGGATCCAAGAAGTGTTTTCTAAGAAAAAATCTTCGTTTATGTCAGATCTTTACACCAATTATGGTTACCTTCAGGAAGCCAGACAGGTTTTCAAGAAGTTAGGACCGGTGCTAGATATAGCTCCTTTTATTCATCACGTTAGTAAATGTACCTCGTTTGTTGACTATATGATCGCATGTGTTGGCTTCCTTAGGACTGCTACTATGCGAGGAGTTATTCATACTCTCACTATGGAAGCAGCACATGAATTTGTTGTATCCTGTGTTGGGAAATTGAAAAGATTCGAATTCAATAGTTTCTTTTCTAGCACTGTGCGTCCTGAGGCGTTTAGCGACTCTGTTGAGTTCGTTTTTGCTCGTCTCCACTCCCTGGCCGGGGGAGAATTTCTTACATCGCTTCGAAATATCATAGTTGGAGCCTATGCCATGAAATTTGGTAAGAAAGGTTTCTTCAAGACAATCATTGCTTACGTAGGAAGTGTTCCGGCCATGTCAATGTTGGACTTTATTCCATATGTCGGGAAAGTCATTGTAGACTGTATCCGATTTGTGGAGGCTCTCATTGCAGGAGTCCCTGTAGGAGATTACTTATTCTCCCAGGATCCAGTTCAAGCGGTAATTGAGGACGCCCAACTTCTCTTGCAGAATGAGGGCTCTACCTACACTGGTTTACCAGTTGAGGGGCTCATGGAGCGTACGGAGTATTTTACTCATGCAAGCGATCTTTATGATCGAGTTGTTGCACTTGAAAGAATTTCCGCGTATTGCTCTCCGAAGCGGCGGCAGTTAGCCGACATCAAATTGAAGCTCTCTGCCACCAAACTAAATATGATTTCAGCTCTTCGAGCAGAGGATCGTATGGTTCCGTTTGGCTGGATTCTCTGTGGCCCTCCAGGCTCAGGGAAGTCCAAGATAATGCCCTGTATTAATGAGGGAATTGATCAGGTTGTGGGCCGCGTTTATTCCGAGCGTGGTACCTGGTGTAGACCGAGATCGTCTCCCTTCTTTACAGGGTATGTTCCTCTGGCCCATCCCAGGATTTATATCTCAGAACTTTGTGATGAATCTCTGGAAATGGCAAGAAGTAACATGAATGAACAATTGAGCACTATGCTCTCTCTCTTAGATTCAGCCCCCTTTCCTTGTGATATGGCAGAGGTTGAGAATAAGGGGAAAGTGTATGCTTGTCCTGAAGTTGTCTTTGCTGACACTAATAACCCAGGACTTCACGCCAAGATCCAGAAGCATGCTCCCGCAGCCCTTTTGCGGAGATTTACTTTTGTTGAAGTGAGCGTTAAGCCCGAGTTTCGTGTTTTGGGAGGTGAGTCTCTCGATTCGGCTAAGTCTCTTGCGGCAGGAGGGGACATTTTGGACCGATATTTCATAACGGTCTATCAAATGATTCCACTCAGTAACACCGAAAGTCAAAAGAAGGTTATCCTTTCCCGAGGAAGCATCTATGATGCTCGGGATGTTATGGCTCAATTGTTCAGAGAACATCTGACCACTAATGCAGAGGTTAGGAAGAAAGCCTCGGGGGCAGGAGTCCGTCCTCCCCCCGTCCCTAACTCCTCCTCTGATAGTGATACAGAATCCCAGAAAGCTATAGACAAGCTCTTTGACCAGATTGATGAGTTCGTTTCCGATGAGGAGGATGATTCCTCTTCTGAGGATCCAATTCGCTCAGAATCTCTCAAAATGCCTGATTTATCTATGGCGGAGGATTATACAAATGCTCAGAAGATCGTGATGTTCGCCAAGAGTGGCTTTTTCACCGCTCGCGATTGGGGACTGAATCTAATGTGTAATTTTCTCCTTCCTGGGATAATATGGCTCCTATGTTTATGTGTCCGTTATCAGTTGTCCGGAATTGCCTCATGTGTCTTTTGGTACTTAGGCTATTTAGGATACGGTACGACAATTTGTTTTGTTGTGGGGAATATAGCAGGATTGTCTTTTCTTCCTGTTGCTTCGCGGCTTATAAGATTTATGCACTTCTTGGAATGTAGAATCTTCCAATGTTTTGGCCGTTCGGCTAGACTATGGAACCACGATTCGCGCATATATCAACTTAAAGAGATCATATTTTTCTTCGCTGCTCTCCACCTCAGCTATAGGTGGTACAAATATTGGAAACCTGTGAAGCCACAATCTCGAAGCACATTCGTTGTTGAGTCCGAATATAATCCTAAGATCAACGATCAGGAGGATAAGTTTGGATGCGAAAGTGAAATCCGGAAAGTGGTTGTAAATAAAGAGAATATGAAAATTTGGAATACTAGGGAGGTTGTACCTCTCGATTCGAAGTGTTTCAATAATAGTACGGATATAATGAATACCATCAATCGAAACCTCTATGAGGTTCAGGTTCGATGGGAGAATCCGGAATACAACTCTAAAGGATTGCCTGTGTGGGATCACACGCATATACTTGGTATCTATGGAGATGTAGCTCTTATCAATTTACATGTTTTCAAAGCTGGGAGGAACTCATTTGAGATCTTACGACCAATTGCTAGGGGGGCTTCAAACCCCAAAATGGCAGTCACCAAGGTCAATAGGTCTCATGTCCAGCGAATCGCTGACGACATCGGAGTAATCCGTATGAATGCAGTGATATTCACGGACATTAGAGGATATTTTCTCAGTGGACCTACCTCTGAAACCATACTTGAGGCCAGCATAGCTGGATACTTGACTTCGTGTTGCTTTGGATCTTATCCGAAGAATATACAACCCGATGACAAGGATCTTAGCACTCAATATATGATTACAGATTACTGGGAGTACAAGTGGCCTGGACATGAGCCAGGTGCCTGTGGTACCCCAGTGTTTGCAAAGTGTGGGGGTGGAACTGTTGTTGTAGGAATTCACTCTGCAGCTCAGGACTTTTCCCACCTTTGTTATGCTCCCTCCATTACTCAACGTCACTTTGAACGAATTGAAAGTGGGGGACTGATGAATCTTTTCTCCTTTCCTAAGACAATTCCGGAATCTACAATTGCTCCTTCCAAGCATTCACCTTTTAGGTTTGAAAATTTGGGAGGACTGATTTATTTTGGTGCTGTCCAGGGAGTTAAAGTATTTCCCAACCAGAAGAGTAAGGTAATTAAGACGCCTTTCTCTCAGTTGGCCCGTGAGCAGTATAATTGCCCCCTTGTAGATGTTCAAGGGAGAGAGCTCTTCGGAGCACCTCCTATGAGACATTTCACCAAAAATGGGGTATATTATAATCCTTATAACATTGCATTGAAGAAACTTTCCCATAACAAACCTGGTCTTGACCGGCAAGTTTTGGAGAAGATTGCTGATATCCTAGTTAAAAGGTTTTCTGCTGGGCTGAAGAAAATTACGCCTATAACTGTGGAGTGTGCTATCAACGGCATAAGAGAGGATTGTATCGCTCGCCGAATGAACGCAAATACCTCAGGAGGCTATGGTTTTCAAGGAAAGAAGAGAGATTGGCTTCCCATAGTGGAAGAGCTGGATGACTATCTCAAGCGAGAACCCATTGAGGAACTCAAAAAGAGACTTAATCATTTGCTCGATTCTTACATGTCTGGAAACATTCAGTGCTTTGTTTACAAGGCGCACTTAAAGGATGAACCTAGATTAGAAGAGAAAAACCGCGAAGGGAAAACAAGGGTTTTCTACATTACCCCGATAGATGCCCTGATTCTTCAGAGAATGTTTCTCTACCCGTTGTATAATAGAATGATCGACAACCAATCATTGTTTTGTTCTGCCGTGGGTATAGACATGCATAGAGGGGCACGAGATTTGGTCTTAAAGCTTAATTCTTTCTCCAAACACTACCTGGAGTGGGATTATAGTAGCTATGACCAAACCATGCCTTTTGAAATAAGATTAACTACTGCTACCGTTGTCGCTCGCACCCTTGAAGAGTGTAGTTACAATGCTCGCGCAATGCAAGTTGTTCGAGGACTCCTTACGGACGGTTTGTTTCCTATGGTGCTGATGCAGGGCGACCTGTTAATGGCACTCGGACTTCAACCATCCGGTAAGGCTGCTACTGCAGAGGATAATGGAATTTCTGGGGTTATCAACATCATGTACTACTGGTACACTCATCCCGAGCTTAGGGATTTTGATTTCTTCAAGTATGTGAAACCTGTTGTCTATGGTGATGACCTTCTCGCCGCAATTAAGAAGGAGAAATTGAAGTTTTTGAACAACATTCTCTTCCAAGAATTCGCGCGGGATATTTTGGGCATGAAGGTAACTCCAGCCCAAAAGAATCAGGAGTTTGCTAAGTCTCTCAGTCTCAAAGACGTATCTTTTCTGAAAAGAAAGTTCGTTTTCTCAAGAGTGCTAGAGAGATGGGTCGCTCCTTTAGATATACAATCGGTTACCCGAATGTGTACCTACTACATTCCCTCGAAGAGTGTGTCTGAGACGACTCAATTCATTGATATCGTTACATCATCTTTGTGGGAATGGTTTTTCCACTGCAAGACCAGTCTCGACTATGATAAAGTTCGAGATAAGTGGATCGAAGCTTTATGCGGGCGATATGCTATTGACCCCGATCGGCTCGACGTGGACTTGCCTACGTTTAACCAGTTGGTTGAACGACTGAGTATTGAGGACCATTCAGTTAGACCAGAGTCCTCACTCTCGACGGTTGGTACGACCTATCGAGATGGAAAACAGTACGCTAGACTACTTTTAGCAGAATATTACCAACAGCTCGAGGATCTCCTTAGGAATCCTGTTGAGCCCGATGTGTTCGGAGATACTCCTGTTCGCATCCTTCGTAGGCAGCTTGCTTACCTTTCTTATCCTCATTTACGACCTCGATATTTA